ATCCGCCTGTCCGACATCATCTTCTCCACGGATGAGATGGCAATGCTTGGAGGCATCATAGGGTTCTGGTTTGGCTCAAGAAGCTGGAGCAAGAAATGAAATTGGGCGAAGCTGGCGCTAAACTGATGCACCAGTGGGAGGGGTATAGGAATAAGCCATACCTGTGCCCAGCCCACATTTGGACAATCGGGTACGGGCACGTACTGTATCAAGAACAGATCAAGCTGCCCGTGGTCAGGAAAGAGGGTTACACTGGACTGTTGCGTAGCGAGTACCCACTGAAGCCGGAGGACAACCGTGTCTGGACTAAAGAAGAGATCGAGAAACTATTCCAAGATGATGTCGGCCCTACTGAACGTGGTGTTCTACGACTTGCTCCCGCTTTATCTGGTCGTCAAGGCGCTTTTGACGCGTGTGTCAGCTTTGCCTTCAACGCCGGAGTGGGGGCTTTTCAGCGTTCTTCTATTCGGATGAAAATAAATCGTGGTGATTGGGATGGCGCAGCCGATGCCCTCTTGCTGTATTGTATGGCTGGTGGCAAAATACTACTAGGGCTAAAAAAACGCAGGGACGCTGAACGCGCCTTGTTTCTATCCTAGGACTGCCGATGCCACTCAAAAAGATTCTATTCAGGCCGGGGGTTAACCGGGAAAATACACGGTACGCATCCGAGGCTTTAGGGTCTGTAAATTCCGGCACTAACGTGGCTGGTGGCTGGTATGAGTCTGAGAAGGTTCGGTTCCGCGCAGGAACCCCTGAAAAGATTGGCGGCTGGGTTCGTATTTCTGACGAAACCTATGAGGGTGTATGCCGGTCATTGTGGAATTGGGTCACGCTTACCGGTGCAAACCTTGTTGGTGTAGGCACCAACTTAAAGTTTTACATTGAGTCCGGCGGTAACTATAACGACATTACCCCAATTCGTGCAAGCAGCACAATTAACAACAACCCTTTTTTGGGTAACGGCACTACCACTGTTACAGTGACAGATACTGCGCATGGTGGTGTAACGGGCGACTTTGTAACGTTCAGCGGTGCTACAGGCGCGTACGCAACTACGTACAACACAGAGTTTCAGATTACTGTTGTTGACGCCAACTCATACACCATCACAACACCTATTGTTATTGCGGCTGGCTCTACTGGCGGTGCCTCTGTTGTGGCTGCCTATCAAATAAACGTTGGCCCTGAGTTTGCTATTCCGTTAACTGGGTGGGGCGCAGGAGCTTTTGGCGCGGGTTTTTTTGGTTACGGTGGGTCATCTACATCATCCCTGCGTCTATGGAGTCAGTCTAACTTTGGTGAAGACTTACTGCTTAATCCACGTGGCGGTGCTTTGTACTACTGGGATCAGACGGGGGGTTTAGGTACCCGCGCAGTCTTAGTGTCTAGTATTCTAGGCGCAGACGCAGACGTACCTTCTGTGGTTTTGTCTGTATTTGTGTCTGATGCAAGCCGTTTTGTGTTTGCTTTTGGATGCGATGACTACAGTTCTTCTAGTCTAAACCCAATGTTGATTCGCTGGTCGGATCAAGAAAGCATTCTTGTTTGGACGCCTGCGCCAACAAACCAAGCTGGTAGCTTGCAGTTGTCTCATGGCTCTGAGATTGTCACTGCCATCCAAGCGCGTCAAGAGATTGTGGTGTTTACAGACTCCGCCATATATTCGCTTCAATACGTTGGGCCTCCAGTAGTTTGGGCTTCTCAACTACTTGGCGACAACGTATCAATCATCGGCCCTAACGCAGTTTGCCTCGCATCTGGCGTAGTGTATTGGATGGGTGTAGACAAGTTCTACAAATACGATGGACGGGTTCAAACCTTACGTTGCGATCTGCGGCAATACATCTTTAGCGACATTGATTTAACGCAGGCATCTCAAGTCTTTGCGGGAACCAATGAAGGCTTTAATGAAGCGTGGTGGTTCTATTGTTCTGCTGGTAGCAACACTGTAGACAAATACGTTGTTTATAACTACCTTGAAGACATTTGGTACTACGGCACGATGGCACGATCTGCGTGGCTTGATTCGGGTTTGCGCAACTATCCTCTGGCGGCAACCTATATTAATAACTTGGTCAACCATGAGCTTGGCGTGGATGACAACTCTACAGCTACGACTACGGCAATTGAAGCTTTGATTGGATCATCCGAGTTTGACATTGATGACGGGCATAACTTTGGATTTATTTGGCGTGTCCTGCCTGACTTAACATTCCGTGGTTCTACCGGCGCTACTCCCCAATGCACAATGACTCTGATCCCGTATCAGAACTCCGGCTCAGGGGCTAATGATCCACGCTCTACGGCAGGGACAAGTAACGCTTCTATTCAGCGTATTGCTACAGCTCCCGTAGAAGAATTTACGGGTCAGGTGTACATCCGTATCCGTGGCAGACAGTTAATTTTCCAAATGGAGTCTACGCAAGTTGGCACAACGTGGCAGTTAGGCGCACCTCGTATTGACATCAAACAAGACGGCAGAAGGGGTAACTCATGAGTTTTATGCAAGATGCTCCACCGCGCCTACCAGCCCCACCACCAGAGTATGACGCAGCTTACATGGGCCAGATGTTGAACGTGTTGAACTTGTTTTTTCAGCGTCTAAACGCTATTCAACCAATTAATATTGCGCAGTTAAATATCAATATTGATACTTTGCCAACTCAGGTTGACTTGGCTAATCTACGTGTAGGTGAAGTGTACAGAGACACTGCCGACAACCGGCTAAAGATTAAGGTTTAATATGGCGTTACCAAACCAATATAACAATGTTATGGAAGATAACGCGCCAGTTGGCAATCAGTTCTCTGATGCCGATATTAATGCGTATGTCCAAGCCAACATAGGCAATCCACAAGCTATTGCTGATGCAGCTCAACAATATGGCGTATCAGCCGCAGACTTGTCGCGAGCTACTGGGTATGACGCTGGTACAGTTAGTAACTACTTTGGTAATGCTGGCATCACTGGGTTTGATCAGCCACAACAGGGTTTTGATGTCCAGCCGCCAGCCAACTTACCGCCTCAAGAGCCAACCTACCAACCTCCTGTTCTAGAGGAGTTTGCACAAGATGAAGTTCGTACCCCACCACCGGGTTCTATGGGCGCTGGTGTTTCTGGCGGTATTGCATCGTTAACGCCACAGGCTCAAACGTTACCGCCTGTTACACCGCCTCCTCCAATTCCCCCTGTAGGCACACCATTAACCTACAACAACCTACCACCAGTAGCGCCAGAGGAAACCAAGTACGGCACAGTTACACCGTTTACTACCACTCAGATTCGTGACTATGTGTCTGGTGTTATGGGTGATGCTACGTTGTCTCCATTTGAGAGAACCAACAAGATCATGGAGGAAGCCCAAAAGGCGGGGATTAGCCGAGGTGATCTAACTGCCATGTATGGCAAGGATGTAGTAGACCCATACCTTAAAGACTATGGAACCAATATTAAGAGCTATATCACCAATACTTTAGGTGATAAGACTAAGTCTGACTTTGACAAAGTAGCTCTAATCAATCAGGCTGCTGGCAAATACGGACTAGATGCCTCCGAGATTGCTCAATACTCTGGCCTAAATAAGAAAGGCGTGGATCAGATGTTTACGGCCTTTGATACAGGGCTGGCTGGCATTGTTAAGAATCTATCTGCGCCTACAGTCAGCGACTTGGATAAAACCAGAGGAGCTCTGGCGCTTCAAGAAAAATACAGCATTACGGATGACCAGATTGCTAAAGCTTTAGGCGGCAATATCACTGGTAAAGACGTAACCGCTTACCTTGCACCTGTCAAAAACTTTGGTTCTGATCTTCAAACGTTAACTTCAGACCCATCAAAGTCAGCTAAAGATCTTCAATCATTTATTGATAACGCTAATAAAGATCCACGGCTCAAAGGTTTGTACGGATTAGCACTTGATAAAGTACAAAAGGCCGTACCAATCCTTGGTTTGCGTGATTCAATAGCAGGTACAGGTACTCCAGAAGAGCAGACTAAGGGTTACACAGATTTTGTGGCCGCTGTTAATGCAGACCCAGCGTTGCGTGAAAAGTACGGCGCTCAAGCTGATGCCATTGATAAAGTAGCCAAGATGTCTCAGCGTATTGCTGATGAGAAGTTTGGCGGCAAGCTCCAGCCCCATATGTTCCAGACGTTCATTGGCCTTGATCAAAAGACCATGGGCGATGTTCCTAAACAGTTGGAAGTTGGCAAGCCAGAGACTAAGACCTATACCGATAGCGATGGCCAGACCCAGACATATACGTTACCCGGTCAGGTCAAAGACACAAAGGGCTTGGAGCCAGTCTATACAACCACTGGTAGTGGAGATAGTCAAACGCAAGAATTGGCTGGTTACACAAAGCCAATCAAAACTGCAGCAGGCGTGATTGTTGACGCTCAATATGATGCAAACGGCACTCTAACCGGCTACCGTGGTAGACCTGAAGATAAGGTATGGCCACAGCACAGGGTTGGTATTACGGGTGTCTGGGATGCTGAAGGTAAAGCCAAGCCAGAACAAAAAGTAGAAACGGTTGGATTTGGTAAGAATTTAATTAAAGACGTAGCAGAGCTTGGCCCAATCGGTCAACTTGCAATTGCTTTTGCTACAAGCGGTCTGGGCTCTCTTGCTGCTGGTGCTTTAACTCCAGCTTTGGGCGCAACTGCGGCAAAAGTTGTCAGTTCTGGCCTTATAAACGGGGTTATGGCTGAAATGGGTGGTGGTAAGTTTGGCAAAGGATTCTTGACTGGCGCTGCTGGCGCTGGAACAAATGTGCTGGCTCAAAACTATATGCCAACGATTAATACTGGCAATGCTTTTGCAGATCAGTACTTAACTAAAGCGCTACCAAACCTTGCCACATCTACCATAGGTGCGGCAATTAACAACAAAGATATAGGTCAAGCCGGCATATCTTCGTTGTTAAATACGGGCACAAACATGGCCACAAGTAGCTTGATTAACAGTGCCATGCCCGATACACTGACGCCTGAGATGCAGAAGATGTTTACAGGGGTAAGTGGACAGCTTTTGTCAAGCCTGTTACAGGGTCAGTCACCAGACTTACAGAAGTCTATTATGAGTACGATTATGCAAAACGCGATGAGTCCATCTAAGACTAAATAACCATGGATGAAGATTTTGATTTTGACGGGTTTTTAGGGAGTCTGGATATGCCAGACTACGGGGAAGCGCCGTCTTTTCAATCTCAAAACATGGACTTTGGTAGTCTGTTGAACGATGTTGCAATGCCAAGTTTTGCAGCGCCGGACTTTACAACCCCTGCGTTAGAAGCCAATTACTTCCAGCCAGCCAATTACTTCCCAGACGAAAACTTCTTAAGCGCCAATGCAGCTCCTCAAGTAGCGCCCGCTGAAAAGGGGATGTTGGACTACGCTAAAGAATATGGCCCGTACTTGTTGGCTCCAAACCCGTTAGCTGCTATTCTTATAAACAAATTATCAGGTGCCGCAGGGGATTACTTTGGTGGCGGGACGGCTGGTAACTTGGCGTCAACTGGAACATCAAGCTTGTTAAGTGGCGCAACGCCCCAGCAGGCTTTGGCAAATGCGGCTTTGTCTGAGGTGGGTAATCAAACATCTCAGGGTATTTCAAGCCTAATGCCACAGGGTGAAAACCAAAGTTTGGCTCAAGAGTTTTTAAATAGGGCGGCTCCCAATGTGGGGTCGCAATTAGTAACAGCGTTATTGACTGGTAATACAGGATCATTAGCGCCAATGGTAAGAAGTGCTTTGTTAAATACCGGAAAAGGTATGGCGGCTAACAAAGTATTTGGCTCTCTAACTGGAGATTGATATGGGTGATTTTTCTTTTGAAGATTTCAACTTTGGTAGCGGCAACGAAGAGTATGACTTTTCCGGCTTGGCAGACATTGGACTTGGCACTGACGTACAAGAATTGGACTTATCCAGTTTGCTTGGTGGAGGCGGTCAAGACATAGACTTTAGTGGCTTTGACAACTTGGATATTTCCAATCTGGTGGGCACTGACTTTGGTCAAGTAGCCGGTGACTACGGGGATAGTTTGGGTTCTGAATTGGCAGCTGCTTTGCAAAACGATGGCAACGCTTCATCTTTGTTCTCCGGCGATGGAGGCCTTAACATTGAAGAGCTATTAAAGACAGAAGGCGGAGAAGAAGCGTTAAGCCGTAGCCTTGGCTCAAAAAGAATTAGCCTTGCTGATCTTGAAAAAGACACAACTGGCGGTACTGGTCTAAGCACCAAAGGCCTTGATAAACTTCTTACTGCTACAGGTCGTGGTCAACTATCTATGTTTGACCCAGAGACTGGTGCAACAGGCATTACAGGCGAAGGCTTTAAGAGTGTTGATGACCTGCTTGGTGCTGGAACCAAAGAAGAGATTGCTCGTTATACACCCGGCTCTGTAGACTATGGTTTGCGTTCTGGTCTTGAAACAGAAGATGGTCAGGGCTTAAGTGCTGATTCAACGCGCGGCATGGGTCTTGAGCAAATGGGTGGCGGTCAGGGATTGAGTAAATACATTCCTGCTCAATACATGGATGGGAGCACAACCCCTATAAAAGGCACAGGCGGCACATTGAGTGAAACTGGCTTCCTAGCTCAAAGCAGTGCGGCTAACCCTCTTGGCTCCAAATACTCCCTTGGTGATCCTAAATCTTTCATTAACAACCCAACTATTACCGGCCAGCAATCAGTTGTCTCGCCCGGACGTACCATCATTGACAACAAAGATGGCACATACAAGGTTGTTACCAACACTGTTGATGGCACTAAGACTATCACCACCACCAAAGACGGTGTAGATAAGATCATTCGTGAAACAAAAACGATTGACAACACCAAAGCAAACCAAGGCGCTAAAGCGGCGGCTGCTGACAAAAAAGACAACAATATGCTCATGATGTTGTTGGCATTAATGGCCATGATGAACAAAGGTGGCGGCGACTCCAAAGGTTCTGGCGCTGTTATCCCGTCTTTGTCTGCTGATCGCAAGCAACTCCCTTACGGCCCAACATCTGGATCAAAAGCTCGTCCCGGAGCTGGTGGTGTTAGCTACTTCTCACCCACAACCTACAGTCCCAAGGCGGCTGGTGGTGGCTTGATGTCTTTGGCTGGTGGTGGTATGTCTGATCTGGGTGGTTACTCAGATGGTGGCCGCTTACTCAAAGGCCCTGGTGATGGCGTATCAGACTCAATTCCTGCGACAATCGGTGGTAAACAACCAGCCCGCTTGGCCACAGGCGAGTTTGTCGTACCAGCAAGAATCGTTTCCGAACTAGGTAACGGCTCTACAGAGGCAGGCGCTAAGAAGCTTTACGCCATGATGGATCGAGTTCAGAAGGCTCGCCGCAAAACCAAAAACGTTGCCGCTGATACAAAAGCGCACAAATATTTACCCGCTTAAGGAGCTGTTATGGCTGGAGAAACTCTACCTACAGGATCGACAAACACCCAAGGCCTAGCCGATTGGGCTGCGCCGTACATTACTAACTATCTTGGTAAAGCACAGGCTTTATCTGAGACACCCTATCAGACCTACCAAGGGCCACTGACAGCTGGTTCGTCCAACCTACAAAACAAAGTGTTTAGAGGTCTGGCTGGGCTTACGTTCCCGTCTAACTTGGGTCAGAGCTTTGCCTCTCCTATGGGTGGCCAGCCTGCGGTCATGCCCCAGCAAGGCGGCGGCCCAGTTTCTGCTGGCCCCGTTGTGGCCTACACAGGTAATG